CACTACAAGACGAATATAACACAAGATATTGTTTAAAGATAGATATAAGACACTATTATCCAAGCATTGATCATGAAATTTTGAAAAGTAAATTACAAAAGAAGTTTAAAGATAAAGATTTAATTTGGATTTTGAATTTGATAATCGATTCTTATGATGATGGAATCCCGATCGGAAATTATTTATCACAATATTTTGCAAATTATTATTTGACAGATTTTGATAGGCATTGTAAGCAAACATTGTATTTAAAACATATTTACAGATATATGGATGATGTTGTTATATTGCATAAGAACAAAAAATATTTACACTGGTTAAAAAATCATTTTGATTATTATTTTAAGAAAAATCTAAAAATTAACATAAAATCAAATTGTCAAGTATTTCCAACTAACGTACGTGGCATCGACTTTTTGGGATATAGAATTTTCAAAGATTATACTCTATTACGAACGAGCACAAAACGCAGAATGAAGCATAAAATGAAAAATATAAAATCTCATGAACGAATATCGTATAAAGATAACTGTAGTATTCAAAGTTACAAAGGCTGGTTGAAACATTGTGATTCTTATCGTTTATATCAAAAATATATAAAAGATTTGGAGATTAGATATGCCGAAAATTAAAAGAGTGATAATTGAATTTGATGATGACACAAAAGAAGAGATTTGGATAATAAGTGATAAAATTAAAAGAGGAGGAGAAAATAATGAAAGTAAATAGCACAGTTAGACCGAAAGAAGTAGAGCAGTATGGAGAATATATTTGGATTAGAAAAAATGTAGAAGAGATTGAAGTTGTAGAAGAAGAACATACTCATACTATGTTTTTTTATGATGAAGTTTTGCTCAAAAATGCAGATATAACTTTTGTAGAAAATCATTTTGATGATATCTTTCTCAATCCCGAAAATTACTCTGATTATGTTATACAAGTCAACGGAAAATATGTTTCGGAGAGGAGGTAAACTATGCAACTTTTTATTGCAAAAGAGCAGTTTGGAGATTATTTGAATTATACACTTGACACAAATCAAATTAAAGTAAATCTCATAAATTCTGTTATTTTGCCTGCTTATTTCAAGTTTAAATATGGAAGTTTGCTCAATGAACAAGCTAAAACTGAGCTTTTGAATATGAGAGCAAGTGAAAATTTCAAAACAGCTGGAATAACAAATCAAACTTTAAGTAATCTAACAATAAAAAACATTTCTGATATAACAACTGAGCAAATTAGCATAGATAACTATTTAATCAACGTTTTTGGAATTGCAGATGAGATAATAACTGAAAATGGAAAATTGAAAAAGATAAAAAAATGGGAAAAAGAAACTGTAACTAAATCAACAACGTTTAGTTTAACTGTAAAAAGTGGCAAAGGCAAATGTCTTTTGATAGATACTACAACGAACGAAGTTTACATCTCAAGTATTTCTGGAAACGATATTCAAGAATTAAGTATCCCAGATGGCACTTACACAGTTATTTATCAACTTGTAACTTCCGAAATTGTTACATTGCCGTACTTGGGAGATATATACATCTACGAAGGCAAAAACAATATTGAATTATCTCCAAACTTGACACTTGAAATCAAAGGTAGAAAAAAATATGTAAAGGGATGATTTCATGGATTTTTTCATATATCGAAACAATGAATTCATTGAGAAATTAGCTCCATCTGAAATCAAGCTAACACGTTCGCTCTCTGGAGTATTTTTCTTGACATTTAAAACGCAACAAAACATTCAGCAAAACGATGTTTTGAAAACTCGGATAAATGATACGGAATTCACCTTCAACATTGAACAAGAAAAGAACAATTTCAAGGCATATCATAGAATATACAATTTATCAAAAAAACTTTTTTTAAGAGAAACTGATGGAGCCGATCAATTCGGAATAATTGGATATGAGGCAAATAAAGCGGCTTTGGAGAGTTATCTAACTGGATTTGGATTCAATCTGATTGATAACTTAGATGAAAGCTTGAAAGACAATTTAAAAGCAGTTGATTATAGTAGTGATAATGTTCTATCAGCTTTAACGAAATTTCTTGAAGCTTTTGGAGCTGAGCATGAATTCAATGATTACAACATTTATATCAAAACTCGAGTGGGACTGGATATTCCACAGCAATTTATTCAAGCTGGTGGCAATACAAACGCAATCACAAAAGAAATTGATACGTCAAATATAATAACAAGATTGTATCCAAAAGGCAAAAGTGACAATTTAGACGTTCTTGAAAACTATTACTACAATGAGTTACGTCCAGTAAATTACGATTTTGTCAATAAAAAAATAGAAGATAATCCAGTATTATACATCGATTCAAGCGTTATTGAGCAATATGGAGTTATTGAGCAGATAAAAGAATTCGATGTAAAAGTGCATAATCTGAATGGAGTAGTAACTTCTTGGGGGCAAATAACAATTGATGAGAACAATTATAACTTTATCGATATTGACAGAACAATTGATTTATCAGTGTTAGAAAGTAATCAATGTACTCTGTTTATGACAAAAGGCTTTGAGCAAGTTCAAGAAGTTAGAATAAAATACGATTCGTGTACTTCAACAAGAATAGTTTATTATCCGCAATTGACAAACAAAGATATTTACAACATTGATTTTACAAGTGGCACTTTCATTCTCATGGGATATATAACTCAGAATGAATACGATGAAGCTAAAAATCAACTCATAACAGAAGCAATGAATTATTTAGAACAGCATAAAGAAGCTAAAATTACATACTCAATCAATTTTGCTTATTTTTACGAACGTGATAAACAAAAAATAAACTTGAACATTAATATCGGAGATGCTGTTAGACTAATTGACAAATCGCAAGATATTGATACAGAAGTCAGAGTGCTTGATTTTGAATACGATCTCATGCTTGGAATGTATAGCAAAGTCACTTTTTCAAATACTTTTGAGAGACTTCCAATAAATTCAATCATTGATGAAATGTATGTAAAGCTTTTAGAACAACAGAAAAAAATAAGAGAAGAAGCTTTATTGCTCAACGGATCAGTTCAAACAGCAAGAACAGCTTTAGAGCGTCACGAGCTTTTAGTGCAAAAGCAATTTTATGGAAGTGAAAACGAGTATGTGAGAATCGGTTCAGAAGATAGAAATTATCAAGTTCATGGATTAGAGATAGTTCCAACACTGGAAAGAATAGATTGGACAGAGTTCAGATTCCAAGAAGTTGCAGAAGATGTTTCGTACAAAGTTGCAAGCGGGAATAAAATAGAAACTACAACAATAGATTATTTTATGTCGATTCGAATAGATAAAAACGATACAGAAAACTTGAATAATGGCAATATAATTTCTTTCAATACAGAAATGGAAAAAGGGGAGATTGGAGGCTATACATACTATCCACTCGGAGTTGTAAGATTTGAAGCTGGAAAAGTGGCAGTGCCAGCAATTGATAAAGGCTTTACGCTTATTCACGGAGATTTCATACAAACAGGAACTATAGAAGCTGAGCAAATAGCCGCAGATACAATCACGGCCGATAAACTAATAAAAACTTTAGAATTAGAAGTAGGGCAAAAAATATCAGTAACTGGAAGTGTAGTTTTTGGATATAATGCTTTATCAGATTCATCAGCAGGTATAAAAGTAATTAATGGAAAAGTTGAAATAGAAGATGCAAATTCAAAATTATTAATTGGCTCTCAAGGCATAAGACAAATATATACAATTTCGATGTCGGATCAAATCGATTCAAGTTATTCATTGACAATCCCGATTTATATCCCAAAAAACACGGATGGATCGGATGTTTCAAGCGGGACAGCAAGAATAATTGTAAAAGCAGAAAAGTTTAGAGCATATTCAAAAGCTGTAAATGCTGGAGGAAGTTATTCAACAACGAAAACATCTAGTAGCGGCGGAAGTTATTCAACTACAGAAACAACTAGTAGCGGTGGTTCATCATCATCAACGACTGGATCTGATGGAACCCATAATCATTATATAAGTGACACTACTGATTATGAATCAAATCATCAACATAGTGTTTCAGAAGGATCAAGTTATACTGGTTATGACGGAGGGCATGATCATTCATTTAGCGGAAATACAGGATATACAGGATCACATACACATTATTTTCAAACTCCAAATCATACTCATTCTGTTAGCATTTATATTTCAAGCCATACTCATAATGTAGATATAAATATTCCATCACATACACATCCCATTGATTTTGGAATTTATGAGTCTACAAATACAGCAACAATCACAATCACAAAAGGCACAAATAACTGGAATGTAGCTACTGGAAATAGTATAGATCTGAGTAATATTGCTGTAAATAATGGAGAAACAATAACATTGTCAGCTGATAATTTGGCAAGAGTTCAAGTGTATATTTTTGTGGAGTATTTCTTACACTAAAAAAAGAAGAGGTGAAAAAATGACTATTCAGTATGATAATCATGAGTTTGAAGTTGAGAGCATCAGAAAGTTGTTTATGAATAAAAACATTTTTGTAATTATTAACAATGATAACATCCCAGAATTAGCAAAAGAGGGCAATTTAAAAATAGTTAATAATGGCACTGTTATAGAAGAATTGACAGTTAAACTTGTTAGTCAAGAATTAGATTATATTAGCAAAAAAACGTTTCTAACTTTTCAATATACTTAAGTTTCGAAAAGGGGGCAGACAATGGAAGATAGCAACGAAATATTGAACGAACTACGCATTGAAGTCGCTAGACAGAAGGAAAATATTGACAGTCTAAAAACGAACGTGGATAAGTTTGAAAGCAAGCTAAACGAGCTAACTTCTTTAATAAAAAACGGCTATATTGATGAGCGTGTAATAAAAACGATAAAACAAAACGATGAACTCATGGATAAAATTATTGGGGACACGCTGAATAAGAAATTTGGAAAGTTTGTTATCGGATTAATCTCGGCAAATATAATAACATTAATAACACTGATAATAACTTTACTTGGAGGTGAATAGTATGGAAAAGCTTGATAGAAAAACTTGCTTTGATTATTGCGTTGAAGCTGGAAAAGAGACAGGATTAGATCCATATTTGATATATGCTATAATAGAAACAGAAAGCAATCGTATAATAGATATACAATCGAAAAGTGGAGCTATCGGGCTTATGCAAATAACTGACATAGCACGTCAGGAAGTGAACTCTTACTTTGGAATGAGATTTTCAAAAGAAGATATGAAATATCCACTGCTAAATATTCGTATCGGAGCTCTTTATTTAACTCGCTGGTATCAATATTTTCTTAGTCAAGACTATGAAAATGGAATGGCTTTGCTATTTGCTTTGATGTCGTACAACTGGGGGTATGGAAATATCCAAAAGTGGTTAGATGAAGGCATGGAAGACAATCAAAAAATAACAGAATTAATTCCATTCGAGAAAATGCAATACAATGAAGATGTGATGTACTGGTACGCCTGGGCAAAGAAAAATTTAAAAGAGGTGATTGAGCATGAGTGAAACTTTGGCAGTTATAATTAC